GCTAGAACACCAATAGAGGGCAATTATTTTCAATTAAATTTTTTCCAGGAAATTAGCGAATGGACAGGGCAAAATAATTTTACCGAGACATTGTTTAGCGCTTACAGAAAATACATTTTAAGCATTTTTAACCCAAAACAGCGCATAACTACTTTAGAGGTTATGCTACCGCTGGCGGTACTTTTACAAATAGAAATGAAAGACCGTATAATTATCGCTGGAAACAATTATAAAATAAACAAGCTGACTACAAACCTACAGACAGGAAAAAGCCAGCTAGAGCTAATTAACGACTATACCATAGAGACATGATAAATTTAATTCTAGAAATGCTAAGCCAGGCAAACGGCGAGACCGAAAACATACGCATTGCGCAAGGCAAAAACAAATTACCTAAAACCCTAAAAGACGGATATAAACAACTTAAAAAACAAGGGCAATGGCTATTGAAAAAGTAGGCGTCGAGTTTGAGGTAAAAAACAAAGGCGCAGTAAAAGCTATAAAAGAGACTACCGCGGCATTAAATAATTTTAGCGACGAGCTAGATAAAAACCGCGACGGAATGAAAGTGCTAGACCAGCTTACTGGCGGCGCTGTTTCACAATTTCAAGACTATAAGGCTAGCGTAAAAGGCGGTATCGGTGCAATAAAAAGTCTAACAGGCAGCTTTAAAGGCTTAAAGGCGGCTATTATTTCTACTGGTATCGGTGCTATTGTAGTAGCTTTAGGCTTAATTGTAGCGTACTGGGACGACATTAAAGAGCTGGTTTCTGGCGTTAGCAAAGAGCAAGAAGACCTACTAGCTACCCAACAGGCTAGCGTAGCTGAAAGCCAGGCGGCGTTTGACGCAATTAGCGCTACAGAAAATACGCTTAAACTACAAGGTAAAAGCGAGCGCGACATATTGAATATGAAAAAAGCGCAGACAGACGAAAGTATAGCCGCGCTAGAATTACAGCTCGAAACCCAGAAACAAATAAAAACATCACAATTAGAGGCAGCCGAGCGTAACAAACGAATTACCCAGGGGTTTGTTGGTTTAATTAGTATGCCAATTACAGCTATTTTAGCGTTAATAGACGGCGTTTCTTATGGTCTAGCAAAGCTGGGTATTATTGACGCTGGTACAAGTTTGGCAGACGACTTTACAGGTTTCTTTGCTGAAATGCTTTTTGATCCAGAAGAGGTAGCCGAAAGCGCAGACGAGACTATAGCCGAGACAGAAAAACAACTTACGAAACTAAAAAACCAAAGAGACGGCTATATACTAACACAGCAAAAGCAAGACCAGGAAATAGCAGATAAGAAAAAAGCTAAAAAAGAAAAAGAAGAGGCAGAGGCAAAAGCTAAGGCAGACGCAGCCGCAAAAAAAGCCGCAGACGACGAAGAGAAACGCCAACAAGCTATAGACGCTATACAAAATAAATACAGAATAAAACGCGAAGACGAGGCAGCAACGCGCGAAAGCCAAAAACTAGAGCTAGAAAAACAAAGACAGCTAGACGAGCTTACAAGACTAGACGCAACCGAGGCACAAAAGGCAGACATAATAAAATACTACAATGCTAAAATAGCCGACGCTAAAGACAAAGAGGCAGACGAAGACAAAGCGCGCGAAGACTTACTAAAAGAGCAAAGACTAGGCGCTGTAAAAGACACTTTCGGACAAGTCGCCAATATTTTAGGAAAAAACAGCGCAGCTGGTAAAGCGGCAGCTATTGCAGCGGCTACAATTAACACCTACCAAGGGGTTAGCGAAGTCTGGGGTAATAAGTCGGTATTGCCAGAGCCGTTTGCTACTATACAAAAAGTAGTATCTACAGCAACCGTACTGGCGTCTGGTTTAAAAACGGTACAACAAATTAAAAGCGTACCAAAACCCAAAGGCGTAAAGGGTGGCGACAGCGGCGGCGGTAGTGCGCCTAGCGGTGGACGTGCGGCAGCACCAGCATTTAACATTGTCGGCGGCAGCGGTACAAACCAACTGGCAGACACTATAGCCGAGGCGTCAAACAAGCCGTCCAGGTCTTACGTAGTTTCGTCTGACGTTACTACAGCGCAAGAGCTAGAGCGTAAAACTGTAGCAGACGCGAGCATTTAACAAAAAAGGAATTTAACACGTTATATAAATATGAAAATTATAGAGCTAATTATAGACGAGACAGACGAGTACAGCGGCGTAGACGCTATAAGTTTGGTAGAATACCCAGCCATTGAAGAAAACTGGGTAGCGCTAAAAGAAAACAATAAAGAGTACAAGTTTAAGTCTGTAGACGACGACAAACGTATACTTATGGGCGCGCTTTTAGTGCCTAACAAAATGATATATCGTAAAGACGGCGACGAAGAGTATTACATACACTTTACAAAAGAGACCGTAAAAAAGGCTAGCGAGCTATATTTAATGCGAGGCAACGCAAACAACGCGACATACGAGCATATAAAAGAGGTAGACGGCGTTTCCTTAGTCGAAAGCTGGATAGTCGAAGACAAAGAAAAAGACAAAAGTAATTTATACGACCTAGACTTGCCAGTAGGCACGTGGGTAGGTGCTGTAAAAGTCAATAACGAAAAACTTTGGGAAATGGCGAAAGTCGACGGATCAATAAAAGGCTTTAGCATAGAGGGGTTTTTTGCTGAAAAAGCGCAAAGACCTAAAGAGCCAATAGCCGAAGACTTAGCCGCTGAATTGTCGGCAGCTAAAAAGCTACTAAAAATAAAAGAGGCGTTAATTGAAATGTCTCTAAAAAAAAAATTGACCTAGAGACGTATAACGACTACCCCCAGGGTGCTGTAAACAACGCAAAGCGAGCTTTAAAATGGGTAGAAAAAAACGGCTGGGGTAGCTGCGGCGAGGCAACAGGAAAAAAAAGAGCCAACCAAATAGCTAACAAAGAAAAACTAACGCGAGACACTATAGCACGCATGGCAAGTTTTAAAAGACACCAACAGCATAAAGACGTACCCTACAGCGAGGGGTGCGGCGGTTTAATGTGGGACGCCTGGGGTGGTAGTGCTGGTATAAACTGGGCAATTAGCAAACTAAAAGAAATAGACAATGAATAGAAGACGTAAACGTAAAAACCATTACGAGGTAGACAGAGGCAATAACGCGTCGCCTAGAGGCGGTAGCCGCGGCTGTTTATGTAAGGACGAAAAAACGTACAGTAGGGAATGCTGCGACGGCTCGCTATGGGCGCAAGGTATAGGCAATATAACCGCTGTACGTAGCTAAAAATGCAAAAAAAAACAAACTAACGTTATATAATTATGAGTACAGAAAACCGAGTATTTAAAAGACTGTTTAAGGAAAAAACAAGCCTTAAAAAAAATGTAAACCTAGCTGTAAGAGACGACTTAAAAATGTACGCCTTAAACTTAGGCGAGCTAGGAAAAACAGGGCAGAAAACTATTGATATTGCTATTAACGTAAACAACGTTTTAGACCAACTTACAGACGACGTAAGGTTTTACAACGACTACAAAGCTATTACATACGACGACCTAAACAGTAATATAGAGCTTTTAGATGACTTGCTTATTAACGCAGAAAATTTAGCCGAAGAGCTAGGCGTTGAGCCAAAAGAAATTGACGGTTACGTAATGGCTGTAAACGCTGTTATTGACGCTAAGAGAATAGCTGGCGATATGCTACAGCACAACCTTTTATTTGACATTTAAAAATATGAGTACAGAAAAAAGAGTATTTAGTAGAATGTTTGACGGCGACAAACACGCTGCAAGACTAAGAGCAGAAAAACGCAAAGCAGACAACCTAAAAAAAGTAGCTTTAGGCTTAGTAGACGAAATTTCCTACGAGTATAGCTACTTAGAAGACCAAGCGAGTTTATTGTCTTATATAGCTTACGAATGGCACGACCAAAAATTTGAAGAGTACCGTCAAGCATGGGTGGCTTTAAACGACGAGTATACGTATAATGCTAGCACAGTATTACGTTATGACGACGTAAGCGGCGACAGGGAAACGTTAAACGAAATTGCAGAAAAAGCAGCGGAGCTAGGTTTAGAGCCTTACGAGGTTTACGACCAATTCGACGAACATATGCAGTTACTAGACGATATGGAACAAGCAGACGACCAGTATAGTAAAAACGAGGACGAATTTATGAATTGGGGTTAATTATGAATACAAACAAAACAATACTGTCAATTTTAGACAGACTAAAACCAGCTAAAGAGGCAGTAAAGCTGTCCGCTCTTAGCGACATTGAAGAGAATTTAGACCGTTTCGAGTATGCCGAAAGCGACGCCAGCTGGCTAGCTTATGAATGGGGGGATATGATAATGGACGAGTACAACGACTTTAAAATGCGTAACAACCTAGACGACTTTGTAGTAAACGGTAACGTTAGAGACTTAGAAGAGGTGGCAGAAATTATGCGTAACGCATTAAACGACCTAGAGGTAAAAAGCGAAGAGCTGGGAATTGATCCTAGCGACGTATACGCTGACTACGAAGACCTAAAACAAAGAGTAGAAAACGCAGACCAGCTAGAAAAAGACGCCAAGGACAAATACTACGAGGTGCAACAGTACGCTGGTTATGCGAATTTTTGGAATTAAACTTTAAATATAAATTAACAAATATGAAAGCAACAGAAATGTTAAAGCAAATTAAAACTTTGCTAGGCGCTAGAATAGGTTTAGCGCAAATGACACTAGAAGACGGCGAAACAGTTATCGAGGCAGACGTCTTAGAGGCTGGGCAAGCGGTTTTTATTGTTTCTGACGACGAGCGTATACCTTTGCCAGTAGGCGAGTATACAACCGCTGACGGACAAACTATTGTCGTTACCGAAGAGGGTACTATTGCCGAGGTAAAACTAGGCGTAGAAGACCTAGAAGAAGAAGAAGAAGACGAAAAAGAAATGCTCGAAGAAGAGGTCGTCGTTGAAGACGTGCCAGAGGTCGCAGCCGAAGAGGTAGCCGCTATTGTAGAGGCTGTCGTAGAGGTAGTAGCGCCAGTTATCGAAGAGGTAAAAGAGCAAGTCGAAGAGCTTAAAAAGAAGTTTGAAGAGCAAGACAAAAAAGAAGACGAAAAAGAAAAAATGTCTAGCCAAAAACCAGCTCGTAAGCCAATGAAACATAACCCAGAGGCTAAGACAGCAACCCAGGCTAATTTATATAGCCAAAGTGCAAACGCAAATACTACTCAAAACAGAGTATTTAACAAAATTTTTAATAAATAAAAAACGTACATAAATTAAATTAAAATGAGAAAAACACACTTACGTACAATTACTGGTAATGGCTCGGTAGATACCATTACTACAAGTTACGAGGGACAATACCTAGGACAAATAATTTCCGCGGCGTTGCTCTCTGGCGACACTATCGAAAAAGGCGGTATTACCGTTAAACCAAATGTAAAGTATAAAGAAGTAGTTAAAAAATTAGACACTACTGGAATTGTTACAGACGCTACATGCGACTTTACAGTAACAGCCGACCAGGTTACTTTGAGCGAGCGTATTCTAGAAGTAGAGCCGTTTCAAGTTAATTTACAACTTTGTAAAAAGGACTTTTTGAGCGACTATTTGGCTTTAGAAATGGGCAACAGCGCATACAAAAACTTGCCTACGTCTTTTGCTGACTACATTATGGCACACGTTGCCGCTAAAGTAGCTGAAAACGTAGAGCAGTCTATTTGGGGTGGTCTAGGTGCTAACGACGGCGAATTTACAGGAATTACTGTTGCAGCTCTAGCTGACGCTGACGTAAACGACGTACCAGGCGTAACAGCTACAGAATTTACAGCTGACAATATCATTGACGAGCTAGGTAAAGTAGTAGACGCTATACCAGCTGCGGTTTATGGCAAAGAAGACTTACATTTGTACCTACCTACTGTAGCGTTTCAAAAATACGTGCGCGCTCTAGGCGGTTTCGGTGCGGTTACTGGAAACGGCGGCGGTGCTAATGGGGTAGACAATAGAGGCTCATTGTGGTATGACAACGGCGGACTTACTTTCGAGGGAATTAAAGTATTTAAAGCACCTGGAATGCCAGCAGACCATATTGTAGCGGCTGAAAAGTCAAACCTTTTCTTTGGTACAGCTTTACTAGAGGATATGGGACAAACAAGTGCCAAGGTTTTAGACATGCAAGACCTCGACGGATCAGATAATGTAAGAATTGTCCTACGTTACCAGGCTGGCGTACAGTATGGAGTTTCGCAAGACTTGACACTCTATACTCTAGCATAGTAGAAAAATAAATAATTCATAAAAAGGGTGGGTAAGCCGTATAGTGCCTACCTACCTTTTTTTTTAACTTTTAAAACAATATAAATATGAGCTGTAATTCATTAAGTATCGGACGTAAACTACCTTGTACTAGCTCGGTGGGCGGTATTAAGGCGTTTTACGTTGCTGACTACGGCACACTAGGCGACCTTACAGTTAGCTCGACTACAGGCGAGCTTGAAAGCATAAGCGGCACGCCAGACTTGTTTAAATACGAGGTAGAGGGTAGCAACGGCTTAGAGCAAGCTATCACAGCGTCGGCTGAAAATGGTAGTATTTTTTACGACCAAACATTGACTGTAACGCTTAAAAAACTAGACTTAGCTACACAGCACGAATTAACCGACATGCTAAAAGCTAGAACGCATATTTTTGTCGAAGACTACAACGGAAATTATTTTTTAATGGGTGCGACAAACGGCGTACATAGTAGCGGCGGTAGTATTACAACTGGGCAAGCCTATGGCGACCTTAGCGGTTTTAGTGCATTAACTTTTAACGCGCAAGAAACGCTACCAGCCTACTTTACGGCAGCTACAGTAGTAACGGCTAACGTTAGTAATTCACAAATTGAGCCAGCATAATAGGGGTTTAAAATAGGTATATGCTTTAGGCTAATAAGAGGGCGCAGAAATGCGCTCTTTTTTTTGTGCAAAAAACATAATTACAACGTTATATAAATATGAAAGTTTTAAAGCCGACAACTGAAGAGCAAACGTTTTATTTTATACCGCAAGACTACAATGTTAGTCCAAATATAAAATTTAGAGACGACCAAACAAACGAGGTTACTGTTTACACACCTACAATGGTACAGGAAAACGACTTTATAAAAGTTACTGGGGTATTTAATTTACGAGAGGGGCATTTTTACGACGTTTCTATTGTAAGAGACTTTGACTTATGGAACGACAATAACGACTTTTGGCAACTGTCGCCAGACAACTGGGACGACGACAAGCGCATAGACTATTTAGTTATTGACAAAGTATTTTGTACCGCTCAAAACATAGACCAGTCATTTAACCAAAAGTACAGCGTAAACAAAAACGAGTATACAACAGACAACAGTTTCGACAATGACTATATAGTATTATGAAAAAAACAACTAAAAAGCCGACTAGCAACCCTGGGTTAAAATTCATTAACCTAAACACCTATACGTCGCCAGAAATAATTGAAGACAAAAACCAGTCCTGGGTAAGTTATGGCGCAGACAACAATTATTACGGCTATTTGAATGACTTATTTAACGGCTCGCCTACAAATTCGGCGGCTATAAACGGTATTGCGCAGCTTATTGCTGGTAGAGGCGTAGACGCTACAGACAGCGCCGACAACCCTAGCGGTTATGCTGTAATGAAAAAGCTATTTAAAGAAGACTGTTTGCATAAAGTCGCTATTGACTTAAAGCTATTTGGACAGGCAAGCGTCCAGGTTATTTACAACGAAGAGCGCACGCAGATAGTACAGGTCGAGCATTTTCCTATTGAGACATTAAGACCAGAGCGTTGTAACGAAGACGGCGACATAGAGGCATACTACTATAGTAATGACTGGGCAGACGTAAAAAATAAAGACGAGGTAAAACGTATACCAGCTTTTGGTATGTCTACAGCTGACATAGAAATACTATGTATTAAGCCTTACAAGCCTGGCTTTTATTATTTTTCGCCGCCAGACTACCAGGGTGCATGCCAGTATATAGAAATGGAAACCGAAATTTCAAATTTTCATTTAAACTCTTTACTTAATGGTATGGCGCCGTCTCTTTTAATGAATATGAATAGCGGTATACCAGACGAAGACACCCAGCGCGAAATTGAGCAAAAAATTTACCAGAAATATACTGGGACGTCCAATGCTGGGCGCATAATTCTAGCCTTTAACAACGGCGCAGAAGAGCAAGCGACAGTCGAAACTATACAACTATCGGACGCGCACCAGCAATACCAATTTTTAAGCGAAGAGAGTAGCCAAAAAATTATTATAGGGCATAGAATTACGTCGCCAATGTTACTAGGAATTAAAAATAATACTGGTTTGGGATCAAACGCCGAAGAGCTTGCCAGCGCTAGTATTTTATTTGACAATACAGTAGTAAGACCGTTTCAAGACTTAATTTTAAAAGCCTTTGACACTATACTAGCATTTAACGACGTTAGCTTAAACCTATATATTAAGACACTACAGCCGCTAGAGTTTGTAGACTTAGAAAACGCTCAAACAAGCGAAGAGGTCGAAGAGCAAACAGGACAAAAAAGAGGCTTTAGCAGCGACGTACCAGAGCTTACAGACGAAATAGCCGCGGCAGTTTTAGAGCGACTAGAAACCGTAGGCGAAGACGAAGACCTAGAAAACTGGGACTTAATAGACGCTAGACCAGCAAACGAATACGACGCAGACGTAAGAAACGGTTTAAACCTAGCTAGCGTAGTGCGTAGTACGCCAAGTCAAAAAAGCGACCAAGACACGTTAATTTTAAAAGTACGCTATGCTTATATGGGCAACAACAACCCCCAGCGAGACTTTTGCCAGAAAATGTGGAATGCAAAGAAAATATACCGCGTCGAAGACTTAGACAGCGACAACCCAAACTACAACGGAAACGCGGACGGCGCAAACGCTGGGTTTGGAATTGACGGCGCAGCAAACTATAACATTTTCCTATATAAAGGTGGACCAAATTGTCGCCATTATTTCGAGCGTAGGACGTACCTAAGAAAAAACAACAAAAAAATTACGGTTACAGAGGCTATTAAGAAAATAAACGAGCTTGATCCTAGCTTACGCAAAGAGGCTAGAATTATTAAAAACCCAAAAGAGGTAGCTATGTACCCAGCAAATATGCCAAACAACGGTTATTACAGATAAAATTATGGCAACAGCATTATTTATAAATAGGACAGACCTAGTAAAAAACACTATAATAAACGGAAACGTAGACACCGACCTTTTTTTGCAGTCCGTAAAGCTGGCGCAACAGACGCATATTTTACAGTATTGCGGCTCGGCATTATACGACGACATAAGCAACAAAATTTTAACTAATAACGTAGACGCGGACACGCAAGCCTTACTTAATGACTATTTGCAGCCAATGCTTATACATTTTAGTATGGTAGACTATTTGCCTTTTTGCTCGTACCAAATTAAAAACGGCGGTCTGTTTAAGACTACCAGCGAGACAGGTGCAAACGTAAGCAAAGACGAGGTCGACTATTTAGTGCAAAAGCACCGTAGTAGCGCAGAATTTTATACGCGTCGTTTTATTGACTATATGAGTTTTAACGCAGCGGCTAAATTTCCTAAGTATTACGAAAATAATAACGAGCAAATGCAGCCAGAAAAAAGCGCGGCGTTTACAGGGTGGGTATTATGAGCAAAAAACAGTATAAAATAAAAACTATTAACGTAAAAAAGCTAGTTAGCTACTTACGTAAACAAAACAAAGAGAATGGCAAATACAATAAACTGGGGTAGCATTTACTGTCCTATGCTTACTAACGACAGCTGGGGCGACTTACAAAATTTAAAAAGTATACAAAACGTTGCAGCGCCAGACTGTTTAGTCGACCAGGTAGCTTGCGGTGCGTCTAGCTCGTTTAGCGGCGGACAGCAATTTCCTACCTACTTAAACGTAAACCTAGGTACAGACACAGGCGTAGTAACGCTAGACTTTAACGCATACGGTATACCAGATAAATTTGAGGTTTGGTTTGACGGTAACAAAGTTATAGATACTGGCTACAGAGGCGACACTATATACCAAACGCAACTAGACACCGCCTTAGCCGAGCGAGGTTTGCCTAGCGAGACAATTATTTCGCCGCCAAACGGTACAGCAACTTTTAATAAAACAACTAGTACACAAACGGCACAAATTAGAGTATATGCGCCAATGAGCGGTACAGGCTGGATAACAGAATTAAGCTGTCCAGTATAAAAAAAAATAAAACTTAGATATGAGTACACTAACAGGAAAAAGAATAAGCGAAACCTATAAAGGTTTACTAAAAACATCGGACGAAAGCATTTTGTCGGAAACGCCAAATGCCATAACAGACGGCGACGGCAATAGCTCTGGGGTTTTTTTAGATACTGGCGGAAACTTAAAAGTTAACAATACAGTAGAGTTTGGCAGCTTAAAAGATAACGGCGAAGACATTACTATTGAAAAATTTGTTGACGAGGCAGACGGCATAGAAAACAACGACAACGACACTAGCCTACCTACGAGCGCAGCCGTAAAAAATTACGTGGATCAAACCATTACCGCCGAAGACTTAGACTTTAGCGGTAATACTGGGACAGGCGACGTAGACCTAGACAGCGAAGTTTTTGAAATTACAGGCTCTAACGGAATTACAACAACCGCAGAAAACAACACTTTAGACATAGACGGCAGTACATTACAGACAGCTATAAACACCAATTCTAGCGACATAGCTACAAATGCCGCAGATATTGCAACAAATACCGCGGACATTTCTACCAACGCTGGAAACATAGCTACAAATACAGCCGACATAGCTACAAACGCTAGCGACATTGCAACTAATGCAAGCGCTATTTCTACAAACCAAACTAACATAGCAAATAACACTCTAAGCATTGCTACAAACGCGGCTAACATTTCAACAAACACCGCTAACATAACAACTAACGCGGCTAACATAGCGAGCAACGACACCGACATAAGTAATTTGCAAGCTGACGTCGCTGCAAATACTGGTAATATTGCTACAAACACGTCAAACATTTCTGGTAATACAGCTGACATAGCTACGAATGCTGGTAATATATCTACTAACGCTACCAATATTTCGACTAACGCTACCAATATATCGACCAATACAACAGACATAGCAACCAATGCTGGTAATATTTCGACAAATGCTACAGACATAACTAGTAATACTACAGCAATAGGCACAAATGCAGATGATATAACTGACTTACAAAACGACAAAGTAGATAAAGCTGGCGACACAATGACTGGCAGTTTAGGTATCGGACACGCACCCAGCGTAGAATTAGACGTAAACGGCGACGCAAGGGTGCATAATACTTTAGCTGTTAATTATGACGGCGTTAGTTTTCCTAGAGTTTTCCCACCTTACAACCCAACTGGCGAATTTAATACAGAGCCGACAGGACGAGCTGGGGTAGTAAACAGCCAAGACAGTTTAGAATGGGCGTTTAGCGCAGTATCTATTGGTGGGTTAGGGGCAGACGAATACTCAAACAGAAGTGGTTTGTTACATGGATCAGGAAATGGGTACAGACTTTTGCTTTCCAATGCAACAGAGCAAACAATATTCCTTAATTCGAATGGAAATAGTTTTATTAACCAAAAATTAGCAATAGGACACAAAACACCTACCGAAAAATTAGATGTTCAAGGTAACGTGAAAGCAACTAACGTAAGAACAGAAAAAGTAAGACCGCTACAAGGAGATACTGTGGTTAAAATTAACCAAGCTGTTTTTTTCGATACTGGCAATATCTGTAACGTTGGAAACGACGTTGGAAACACTGACATAGGTGCAACATTACATTTACGAACGGACGCACCTTT